TGTCTATCCATGATTACCCCACACGTGTGGCTACGAAAAAAGGCCCCGCAGAGCCCTCAGTTAGTACTCAACTAATCATTGATGAAATTAGCAAACCAAGATTTCGAGCGTCATCTATGCCCCTATGGTACTGCCCTGACCATTTGATTCCTGCATTCTCGACAGCAGGCCGTAGACTCATAGCGCGGCAGTTGAGAATCTTCCAGTGCCACTTCTTGACGTTGGTGTGCTCCAAGCCCTCAAGCATCGGTGACGAACCGGCGCGTGCTGCATCTATCTCGAGCTGCTTGGCGTCGTAGTCTCCCCAGGAACACCACATCAGGCCATCAGCTTTGAACGGGGCCAGGTACTCATCGAGCTCCTTCTTTACATCGGCGTACGTGCCGGCGCTATCAACATCAACCTGATCGATTGTAGTCAGACTCTTACAAAAATCAGTCAACACTGGATTGAGCATAGGCCTCACAAATCGGCAAAATTCACCGACATTAGCCGCAGCGTGATGTAGATCCAAAACCACAGCCCCAACTTCAATGGTTTCCATCTCGTCACGTTGCACTAAAAGTCTATGCTCAAGCTTTTGCTCATCAGTAAGCCCATCTGGGTAATCATCGCAAGTCGCTTCGAGATCGACGCACAAGAGATACCTGGTACTTCCCAGGAATTCCCGCATAGCCTGAAGGTGCTGAGGCTTGATGATTTGCATACTCTCCTCCATGACAGCAAAAGGGCCCACGCGGGGCCCTTTGTTTGTACTCAACCAGTTTTACTTAGCCAACCAGGACTCGACCTCATCCGCACCAAACTCGGACTTCCACTCTTTGAGGATCTTGTGGTTCCCGCCTTTGGTCTCAACGACTTCGCCGCTGTGAGGGTTTTTGTAGATCTTTACCTGGCGTGGCTTGCGATTACCCGCCTTTGATTCAGCTGCAACAGGAGCACGGCGCGAGGCCTGCTGAGGATCGAGCAGGTTGACTACATTGCGAAGGCTAAAACCGTACTCAGCCAACAAGGCGCGCAGCTTGGTTTCGAATTCGACTTCCTTCTTCAGGCCTTCATCGCCCTTCATGACTTCCAAGGCAGCCAGTTGCTCGGCTAGGTGTTTTTCAAGCTGACGGAATTCTGCGAGACGAGACATTTGACGCTCCTGTATGTTGATAGACCATTATCCGGTGACGGCCACAGCCAAGTCTAGCAATCCGCAAACTCAAAGGGAGCTTCAATGCATTTAGTAATGCTCGACACGTGCGTCTGGCTAGATATTTCGACCCAGAAAGCAGAGCTGCCAATGCTGACGGCCATAGAGCACCTTGTGGAAGAAGGAGTTATTAAGCTTCTGGTGCCCGAGCTTGTGCGTACAGAATTCGAGCGAAACAAGGACAAGGTCATTGAGTCCACGCGCAAGCGAATTGCGAGTGAGATCCGCGTTGTCAAAGGGATCATCCAGTCATTCGGTGGCGAAGGAAAAGACAGTGCGCTGGAGACCATTGATGATGTGAACCACCGGCTGCCGATCCTTTCTGAGGCGACTCAGGGCAGCGTCAACCGAGTGATTAAGCTATTCGACCTGGCTTTCCAGACGCCCATCTCAGATGCCGCCAAGATCAAGGCTGCCGAACGAGCAATCGATAAGAGAGCGCCATTCCACAAGCAGAAGAATAGCGTTGCTGATGCGGTACTGGCCGAAGCCTTCCAGGAATTCCGAATCGAGCAGACAGCCAATTTCAAAAGCTTCAGGTTCGTGACTCACAACGTCACGGACTTCTCGGGCAAGGATCACAGGCAGCCCCACGAAGACTTTTCAGATATCTTTGATGGCAAAACCTCCCTGTATTTCAATACCACAAAACCGGCAATCGAAGATCTGCTAGACCTTGAGGAATTCCACTATGAAAACGAGTGGGCTTGGGAGGATCAGACACGTGGCCTTCAGGAAATTCTAGGGGCCATGGACGAGTTGGTCGACAAGGTTTGGTACAACCGCCATATGAATCGTATGTACCGTTTAGAACAGGGCGAAATTGAAATCGTGCCCGAAGGTACAGAACGCTATGGGAACGGAGTAATTCACGAGCACATCCTGAAAGGCGCTCTTGCCGCTGCTGAAAAGGTTCGCCAGAAATACGAGGACACCGGCCCTTGGAGCGATTTCGAATGGGGCATGATCAATGGGAAACTATCAGCCCTTCGATGGATTCTCGGTGACGAATGGGACATGCTCGACACCTGAGTCGAATAGAGGGGCTGCTGCCCCTCACACCCATCAAGCCAACTCAGTTGAAAGGCGATCCTCATTGTCTGCCAGGTTGAACTCGTTACCCAGAACACTTCTGCGTTTCAGTTCTTGGAGGTAATCTTGCCGAGAAATATCACCCATAGTGCGGACTGTGTTGAGCGTCGAAAGCTCTTGAGCGTCAGTAGTAACCCCATAGTCAGTGTTGATGTCGACATGGAAATCTCCATCAGCAAGCCTGTTGAAATATGCTAGCCACCCGAACCCTTTGCTAAGGGCACTACTGAGATTCAATGTAGTCATTGCGACCCTGTTGTTCGTCTCGCCAGCTCTGAGGGTTCGCCCTTGAGCCGTCTCAGCCACACCTGTGTTCTCAAGCATATCCAGACCATAGGATTGCATCTGCATCTCAAGATCGCGTATCGAATCACGACCTGCACCGATTGCAGCGCCAGAATGCTCAACGTATTTGAGGTCGGCACCGATATCGCCCTTGATCGCGTACTCAGCACCAATTGAAATAGCGGCGTCATCAGCCACACCCGAAGCAAAAAGCACCGGAATCCGGGCAATCCGGAGAATATTTAGCTGGTCGGATCTCTCTTGCCAGTGCTGTACGTTCCCGTAAGCCAGGTCAATGAGCGGAGGCGCTGCCATCAACTCACCACTTGCGACGACTGGAGAAGAATGCACCGCGATCACGGGGATTTCTTTGAGAGCAAACGGCTGGTCAAGAAGGATCGGTGATCCATCCTCACCATCGTAAAGCGACCAGGTCACGACCTCACCGTCACGCTTGAATACTCGAACTCGGGAGACTTCTTTCTCGCCCCATTCGCCATCGGCTACCACAGCCGTTTCTTGTATTCGGATTTCGGTAAGCTTGTCATCCTCGTTCATTCGGTATCCGAGCACACGATCCCCCGAAAGGTGGTACAGGTAAGGCCTGCCACCGTTCACAGCCTTGTCGCCGCAAAGGAAGCTAGTTCCCATTCGAATTGCATCTTCGAGGATTGCCGAGGCCAAGCCGCTGACGTTCGTACCCTTGCCGTCGACGTCGATGGCGTACTCATCCGCGAACTCCTGGTGAGTATCGCTTTTCAGCCCAACAGGACGAGTGAACGGCTTCGCTGCCAGGTTCTTAACGATTCTGTCGAAGAAGTTAACTAGAAATGAGCGATCCAATCTTCGCTTGTATGACGGAGGAGATTCCCCTGGCTCCATTGGCAGGTACTTCGTTCTTGCTGCCCGCATTGCCTTAGTGCCACCAAGCAAGTCGCGGATAATTTCACGGTCATCGTAGTATTTCTGGCAGCGCAAAGTGCGTTGACTAACTGACATAAATCGGTGCCTATTCTTATTATTATTTGGCTACAACTATTGTACTTCGTTTGACGGCAAATTTGAGGCTATCTAATACCCTGTTGAACTACAGTTACCGGGCGCTTCCAAGTTAAACGATATGCCAAGGCGTCCCAGGCGTGGTCATCGCCACACTTACTAACGCTATCCAGTTGATCTTCATCACGTTGCAACTCAGGAAGTGAGGAATTCAGGAAGCGGCAGTTAGTGAAAAAATAGATATGTGGCTTACCAGGATCTTGCTCGATAGTTGCTTGCAGACGACCGAACATCAGTTGCGCACTCGTTACCCTGGAGCCCGGAGACTTGTCGGAGTTCACAAAGGTCATGCCCTCAGCAGCCAGGTCTTTCGCAACAGTAGGAGCGCTGCCTTGGTCAACCTTGCTGCCGTTGTAAATCTGGTTGTCAGCTGGCCCTGGTGTAACCTTCTTATGGTTCTTCAGGATGGTTTCCTGAAGCTTCAGCTCGCGCTGCTTGAGCCGCTTGCCGATGTTGCCGGCACTCAGGAATAGACCGAGGTCACGCTTCTGCTGAGTACCGTCCGGGTTGAGCGGCGTGCCGTAATCCTCACCAACGACGATGATCGATCCCTTTGGTGGGCAGAATGGGCGACCGTTGACCATTACTGACTCACCATTGGCTTCGGCAGTCCACAGGCAGCAAAACGGTGTGCTCTGACCGTAGTCGAACGACCGCTCAACTTTCCAATGCGCGGGGATAGTGAACGGCTGCATGAGCAACACATCCTTTTTCCAAAGCGCAGCAAACATTGCGGTGTCATCTACAGCTTCCCAATCGCCGAGAAGCCAGCTCGCCCGCTTCGCAGGATCGGAAATCGTCTTGAGCCATTGCTTGTATTCGTCGTTCAGATGAGGATTTTCGAAGACTGTGCCGAAGATCGCGCACTTATCACGCTGGCCGTTTTTGTACTCAATCTGGCCACTGATTTTGCCGTCAATGAACCGCGCCTTGACCCACCGTTTTCCGACTCCCCACGGGTTCGTGGTCGACCTAACTTGCAGTGGTGGCATGAGTGGCTGAGCTTTAGTCGGCTGGAATGACGTCCGGAGGGTGGACATCATCGACTCGTAGATCTCGTCTGTGGCCCAGGTGGTCAACTCATCCCACCCGATGAAGCTGTATTCCTGGCCGTGGAATTTGGCCTCGTACTGCTCCTTTTTCTCGATGTAGTCAAAGATCAGGACTTCGCCCGTTGGGAACGTCCATTCGCGCATCGACTTGTTGTAGGTAGCGCCTGGGAACAGCTTAGGGAAAAGCCTGTGGCTCTTGACGATCAAGTCCTTCAGGGACGAAAACTGTCGACGAAGGATCACTCCACGCCAGTAACTGCCCCAGCCCTGTCCAACGTGTTGCCCGAACGCCATGAGCAGACATTCGGACTTACCGTTACCTCGTGAGCCATGGAAAAGCACCTCTTTGACAAGGTTGCGAGGTTGTCCGGTGATGAGCAGCATTTCCTGGGAACTGAGCCCACCACCCGCACCAGGGATCGGCTGCCAGACCACACTCCTGACAGCCCTGGAAATGTGTTTGAGATTTCCAGCGGAGCTCATACGCCACCGCCAATGGAACGTATATGACTCACAGGAGCCTTATATGGCTCGTATACGCTCCAAAGAGCTGGTTTGCGCACAAGCGCCTGGCTGTTTTTGATCACAAACAAAGCGTCTATCAGGCAGTAGTCACTAACTGTTCGAGGAGCATCGACAGTGGGGCTTGGGTCGTGGATCTGTTTGCCATCAAACCAGACTTGGTGAACTGTTCCGCCTGGGGTCAGGACTTGCAGGATTGCCGGGTTGCCAAGGGTTTCCAGGATTTCTGGATTGGCTGTCGACATCGTGACGCCGCTGGCTTTGACGAAGCCTGGGAGTGCGATATACACGGGTGCGTAACCCAGGCCGAAAAGAATTGATGCCGTCTGTTGGATGGTCACGCCGTTGTACTGCTTGTCAGCGCCGTAAAGCGCCATAGCTTTCTCGTAGCTGACTGCCAAGGCGTTTGCCAAAGTGGCGATCCCGCAGTCGTAAGGGGTTCTTTGCTTGATCATCAGCTGAGCTCATTTGTTTTTGTTTTTGCGAGCAACAAAGCGTCGGATTGCTGCTGTTGGAGCAGTTGGTCGAGGTCGTTGTCTAAACCCATTGAAGGGATGAGCGCGATGCCGGTGCTGGTTTCTTCAGTAGATTCCTGGCGGATCGTGACTTCTTTGCGGTTCCAGTCGCCGAATTCTTCTGGCATTCGTCTGCTGAGTAGGCGAGAAGCTTGGTTGGCATCACCCAACTTGATGGCTTTCATGACTGCGTCGATAGCGGGCTTGCAAGATTTCGCCTTGGCCAGATCTACTCGCTCCAGAAACTCCAACAGAAGAAGCTCATCTTTGGTTAAGTCAGACTCAGCCTTACCCTCTTCTTCAATCTCTTTCGCGGCCTTTTGCCATGCAAAGAAAGTTGACGAAGGCACACCCGCACACCCGCATGCGATCTTCAAGCTGGTCGTCTGTGTGATGTACTTTTCGAGATCAGCGATGATCTTTTTTGTGAGTGCCTTAGCTGCCATCGGTCACTCCAAAAGCCGCGCGCCGCTCTTGGCAATCATCAGAGAGTCAGATATACCGTCCCTGATTGCCCGCGCGCCGGACTTGTTCTTGCGTCCGTATATGGCCTCAGCCTGGAACACTTCGTAAGCCACTTCGGCGATTTGCTCTTTAGACAACCCTGTGAGCCCTTGGCACCCCCTCCACTCTTGCGGCCTGGCAAACCTAACTTCTTTGGCAACCAGAGCAGCAATAGCTCGAATAACTCCGAAAGCATCACCAAAGCTAAACATTGAAGTAACGCCCTGCCCTGGCCGCGCGCCAACTTTCTCGACCACGGCCAACTCAATGTCGTAAGTTGATAGCAAATTGAAAGCAGCAACAGGATCAACCTTGCGCTTGCCATCATCACCCACAACTGTCGGCATTGGATAACAAGCTACAAGGTTAAATCGCTCATCAATTACTGACAGGCCTCCTGAAAGGCCAGGATCGATACCAAGAATTTTTCGCATTGCAATTTTCTTATTATTGTTATGCGACTATTGTAACAGTTATTACTTGCTGTTTGTGCGCAAAGCTTCTTCTAAACGTGGCAGGCCTTTTCCGATGTTTTCCACGAGCCACTTGTACCTGGCAGACTTCAGAAACTCTGCTTCCTCGCCTTGGTAGCAGTAGTCGAACTCCTCTTTCTTCAACCACTCTTCATGTGTCATGCGGCTCCCATCTTTTCTCGGTCTTGAGAATGGGCAGATGATGTTTCGCTCCTGAAGTATAAAGATGAAGTGGACGTTATTGATTTTCGCCACAGCGCGATACTTTCGAGCATCGGCAAGCGTTGGGATGACACCTTTGGCTTCGTAAAAAATTCGATCATTTAAGGCATCAACCCAATCCGGCTGGTAAGTGTGCTCGATGACGTATTTGACCTTATGTGACTTAGGCTCGTACTCAAGTCCTTTGAGACCGCCAAACTTAGAGATGTGAACTTCTGGCCAGGATCGATATGGTTTTGGCACTGGAGGGAGTGACGGAAGGAAAATCACATCTTCGATTGGAATCGGCTTACGACCGTAGCGCTGGTCGTTGTAAGCGTTCCAATCCACTTTTTTAAGTGCTGCAAGGCATGTATCAGTGATCAGTTCGAGGAGGCCTGGGTCGACGTTCTGGAAGCCTTGGAGGAGCTCTCTACGGATATCATCGACTTCAGTCATGTCGATGGTTTTGGGGCAGTGTACGAGCATGTTCATTTATAAGGCCTTTCTTATTATTATTGTTGCTCTTATATTTATATAATAAAGAGAAGCCTTCAGCCGCACAATAGAGAAAATGCAAATAAATCGAACTTTGACAAACAAAATTTGTGAGATATATAAACTTAGGAGGGATGGCCGTCCATGGCCATTTGATTACTTAGAGTGGCGCGCCGGTTTTGAAGTAACTGGCCATTTGATTCATCGAGTCGTTGTCGATGATGTAGTAATAACCG